AACTTACACCCGAGTTCACGGAACTCATCATAGTGGTGATCGAGGAAGTGCTTCGTTGAAGAGTAAGTACGTTCCCAGTCTTGGTATAGCTCGTCAGGGCAGACGATATACGCTGGTTTATAGAAACGAACGGCTTCGGCAAACTCTGTGGAATTGACTGATTTACCGAGTTCGTAGGCTCCGTTATCCAAAATAAGAGTATCCCCATGATCCTCTCTCCTTTCTTTATAGAACTGACGATACCTCTCATCCTTGATCTGGGCTAACACTAAGTGGGTTTTGGAGAGAGTGGCATACCTCTCCAGACCTGATATCGGACAAATAATCGCAAAGTTCATTGAACTCCCCTTCGTAGAAGTTTCGGTATTTGGAGATTAAGGCGGTTGAGATATCCAGTAAGACGGATAGCTCCTTGATGGTTGTAGTCCAAATGACGCGCTGGTCAAGATGAAACAGTTTGGCTCTCTGGTTAGGACTATATCTTGCTCCTCCTGTTGGTCGACGGTCGATTTTGCAATGTTCCAACCGACGGATGATAGTATGCATACCATAGTTTAACCGTTTGTGGAGCTCTTCGATGGATAGATGTTGGAGGACGTAGAGATCAGTCCACATGGATTTCTCGTCGGGGTAACCGAGATCACGAGCTACTTTAACCCAGTTTTCAGCCATGTTTACTCCAAGATGTAGATATGTCCAAGTACATTATTCTCTTCCCTCAACTGTCCCGCTTCCTTGAGCGACGCGATGACGGATTTGACCTGGGTTGCCGCGAATTTGTACTGCATTTTGCGAACAAGGTTGCTATGAGCAATGGTGCCACCGGAAGCTCTAATTGCACGAAGGATGAGTTCAGCATCTTGTCCAGCTTGGGTTTTAAACAACTGCCGGAAGAGATTAGGCAGAAACTTCTCATTCCAATCGAGGATTTTAACCGCTCTCTCAAAACACTCCTCGCAGATTGTGTGGATGTCATATTCATAGTGGGTTCCTACGTGGAGACACATCGCGAGTCCTACTACGTGGCCTTGTTTGCGTTGGTAGTAAGTCCCCAACAACTCATGTTCGGGGTGTTGGGAGTCAACTGTGTGTTTGCGGTACCAGGTGCAGAATTTACATTTGCAGCCTTGTATTCCCGTATGACCTTCGATCTTACACGCTCCCATAAACGTGTGGAACCAAGCGAGCTGCATCATCAGTCTTTCTTTAATTGTTGGGTCTCCGGGTCTTGGTATAGGTTCGCATCTGGCGGAAGATTCTTGAACGACCAAAAGGTTACGTGCAACGAAACCTCCACCAAAGGTGTCCTCAGGAATATTAGTGACGAACCAGTCCGGCGTCGAACACATAAGAACGGAAATGGCAATGTTGCGCAATGGCGTTTTACCCCGCATGATAGTCCCACTCGCCCATTCGTCTGGACAGTCCATAAAACGAGTGATGAGTTGTACCAATCCTTCGTTGTACTTCTGTTTATTGAGAAAAACGGCCATTTCCGGTGCATAAATAAGTCCAGTCGCATTTTCACCTTTCATAGAGTCGATTAGGGCTTCGGGGGTTAGTTTTTCAGAGTATATCGGGGTGATCTGTAACTCCTGTAACATCTTAACGATAATGTCCGCAGCCGAGGTTTTCCGAAGTCCACTTGGACCCAAGATGATAACTCCAGTAGCTGGGTAGAAATTAAAGTACCCCATTTCCACCCAAATTCGACGGTTACATACTGCCGCAACTCCAACCACGGAGGAAAAGAAGTGATACGGTAGCGGCGCTTCCGCCCGAGAGGTATAATCAACATAATCTCTAAAAAATCCCGTTTCCGGTATGAGAGCGTCAAGCTCCCTCTCAGCCAACTCCGGGTCGTAGTTCGACCGTTTGTAGTTTGCTCCGACTTGGTTTCCGTTGAGGGAGGAGTTACCATTGCCGTTTTGTCCGATTCCATACACCACCTCGATAAGTTCATCGGTTGTTAGACTGAATGTTTCACACACCAGGGTTTTTAACGCCTCGCGTTCATCAACCGGGACTGAACCGGAGTGGAGCGTCTTCAAAAACCCCGTTACACCTTCGAAAGCTGGATGGGTTCTTGGTAACTTCTTCCCCTCCATTGCAGACCTAAACAGCGCTAATTGCTCTGGTATTGTCCTTGACACCGTTTCTCTCCTTCAAGTCACTCAATGCCTGAACCAACTTTGCGCAATAAACTTTTGTTTCTATTGAGGTATTACGATCTAACTTAAGGTTACAAAGCTCCCTTAAAATTGGTGCTTGACGTTTCTTTACAATTAAGAAAGGTTCGACTATATCTAAAACCTTAATTATCTCACTGATATTACTAACTATCCAATGATAACAGGGTTTGTTCTTCCCTTGAAGTTCAGTTATCCTCCCATAACCTAACTGAACTTCAACTTCTCTTAGAAGTGTTATATCTGAATTAGATATTTCTATCCTTCTACTTAAGTATCCTTCGGCTTGAAAGTAGGTTCCAAGACATCCCTCACAATCAATCAGGGCTGCTAACCAGATTGCTTTCTCCTTGTCGCTCAGTGTAAGTAACATATTTCTCCTTAAGCATTCCGTGATGCCATGAAGGTCCGATTTTCGTCTCGCAAGGTATTGAAAAACCCCCCATTTCAGGGATTGGAGAAGAGAGTGTAGAAGATACTAAGTCTATCGCATCACAAGCTACTTTTACACTCTTTGCTGCTCCATGAATGTTACATACAACTGAGTCGTGAACTGTAAATAATACTCTTGAACGCTCTCCGAAGATTCTTGGAAGAGATTCAGTTAAAGGGAGTATAGCATTCCTGATAAGTACGTCAGGTAAAGTACTCTGCCCAGGAAATGCTAAAATTTGATTATGCTGTCCTCGAGGATTTGGGAATCTTCTCATCCTACCAAAACAGGTTTGAAGATACCCATCTCGTGTTGCCTTAAAGATTAACTCACTATGGAAAGGAGCGACCTTAGTGAATTTCTTATGATACCAATCATATAACCATTTGAACTTCGACTCAACAGCTTTACGTCCGTATGTGAATCCCAAAGGATAGGATTTACATACTAACAATTTCCAGGGCTCTACAGTATCTGCTTTATATTGTTTTGTCCTGGGCTTGTTAGGGATGAAGAAAGGTTCCTTAAATATCTCCTCATAAAAGAATCCATAACAGTAGTCTCCGCTTTCGTGGATGGTTAACAACTCGGGGTCTTGGGTGTACCAGGCGTATATAAAGAACTCAGCTTGACTAAAGTCACTAACCAAGATAAGATCGTCTGGATGATCGGGGATGATAAGACTTCGGGGGTAAGTTCCTCCCAAGGTTTCTGGGATTGTTTGCAACGATTTATCCACAAGCTGAATTCTTCCTCCTGCTTGACCGTGCAATTTAGCACGAGTACGGACGCGACCGTCTCTGTCGGCAAGATCAACAAAATCCGACGCTTTTCTAAGGGTTCGCATTTCTCTAACGAGTGAGGCAAGTTGAACTCCTTTCTTAGCTAGGGTTTCTAGCGCGTCATCATCCATACAAGGAGTGAAGGTGCCATTAGGGCGCTTTTTCTTTGGGACGTTTAACCCCATCGCGGTAAAGAGGGTGACTAGTTGTTTTGGTGAACCCCAGTCAACTAGAGGTAGTTTTGTACTCCAGAATGTTTCGTACGCCTGAAGAGTCTTTGAGAGCATAACTAACATCTGCATAGAGGCTTTGGTGTCGTAGTTACAACCTTTGGTGCGCCAGGGTTCGACGGCTTTTATAACCGGCATAATCGACCAGAAGAGCTCTTCCATATTAGTCTTCTTGCGGCGCATCTCTTTTAGGCACTCTTGACCGATCTGCAAGGCTCCATAAGTATCACGGCAGTTACCAATCGTGTTATACCTCGTTGGATCTAACTTCCTCCAGTTCTTGTAATACCCGAAATTACAGTAGTACGACGCAGCGGTTGCGAAGTCAAACGACATGATATCCGACCACAACAAGTAGAACGCAATCATGGCGTCGGCGGGTTTAATACGTTTAAGACTCCATCGTTTCCCAAGATGGAGAAAGTCAAAGCCACCGTTGTACGCCCATAATACGACTTCATTCGGTACTCCATCGCCGAGCAGTGGATCAAGCAGATGGAATTGATCAGGATGAACTCCGATACTTTCTCCAACTGCAGCTGAAAGCCCGATAAGGCTAATAGGAGTCTCGATAATTGAGTCCAACTCATCTTCATCAACAGAGGCTTCTGGAGTCTCAATATCAACTGCGCCTTCGCGTTGTAGGATGATCCGTTCAACGTATTCAATAACTTCCCTGTCAGATGCGTGTTCAATAAAGTTATCTGGTGGGATGATTCTACTACCTTCCGCAAACTCTCCAGCACGCTGGACATCATGCTCGAATGAAGGTGCATTGAGAAATCCTGACCGCATGACAAAACTTGGGTGCACCGTACCAAGGACAATCCGTCCGTCTGCCAAACGGAGGGGACAACCTCGAAGCCACGCAGAGGGGTTTGATTCGGCTGATTTTCTGTTATGGACAAATTTGATATCCTTTCCGGTTAATCCATCAAAAGCTTCCTTACCAACCGTAAGTATTGTTTTGCAGTTAGGGAGAAGGTCCATCTCGCGGGACAGTAGAGGTCTGCAGTGTTTAACCGCCGATGGGTGTATCTTCTCTCCCGCGGGTACATAACACTTAACCATATTACTAACGTAATTCTGGGCCCGGGAAATACCAGCTTTTCGAAGTGCAGTGTTAAGCACTTCACCCGAGGGGCCAGAGAACGGTTTGCCCGACTCCCTCTCCCTATCACCCGGAGACTGTCCGAGGATGAAGAGGGTGGCTGCGGGATGCCCGTCCCCTCGGACCATCGGGCGGTCGAAGTAGGGGCAGCCGGAGCAGGTGTTTGGTTTGCCATTCATTATTCCATCCATGATACACAGTTAGGAGTTGTGCATTTACCCCATATATGACCATTAACTGAGGCTACGGAGTAGTTAATCGTACCAGTTTTGCAACAAGAACAAGGCAAGCTTCCTGTACCTCCTTTACCTCGGCCTAACCCGTTTTCTTTTGCATGTTTATGAGTTTCAGCAACAACTTGCATAGTTTCTGCTATAGTTATGTCCATTTCTTACTTCCCATGCCC